ATACTTGGTATTGCCGCATATGGTCGTACACAAGAAAAGATGGCGGGTGCTAACAACGGTGGTTTAGCGTTACCAGGTGCTGGTCCAACACCAACACCAAGTTTTAGTGCGCCTAGCCCAACACCAAGTTTCAGTGCTCCTAAACCGGCGCCGAGTTTTAGTGCTCCTAGCCCAGCACCAAGTTTCAGTGCTCCGCCGGCAGCATCAACATTTTCAAGTACAGGTAAACCAATGCCTGTGCAACCAGATCAACCAGAACTATAAGGAGATAAGTTCATGAAAAAATTATTAGCACTATTAGTAGCATCGGCATTTGTTATGCCAGTAATGGCAGCAGATGAGGCACCAAAAACAAAACGTGCCTGTGTAATGCAGAAGGATCCAAAAACAGGCAAGGAAAAAGAAGTCTGTAAAGAAATCAAAATTCATAAAAAACACGAAGGCACAGCAGTACCTGACAAAGCACCTCCTAAAAAGGACGATAAAAAGAAACCTGAACCAGCCAAAAAATAATTGGGCTTGACATAAATTAAAAGGTATAGTATAATTTTACTATACCTTTTTTTACCATATGAGTGATCACTATAATACATTAGGCGTTGGACGAAATGCCAACGCAGACGAAATTAAAAAAGCCTACCGAAAGTTGGCTGGCAAACACCATCCCGATCGTGGTGGGGATACCAAACGGTTTCAGCAAATTCAAGAAGCATACGATACCCTAAGCGATCCAGGTAAGCGCCAGCAATACGACAATCCTCAACCAGAATTCCGTTTCCATACAGGAAATATGGGAGGGTTTGAAGATATGTTTTCAAACTTTGGTTTTGGAGGCATGGGGCGTAGACAGCAAGTACGAAGAAATAAAAACGTTACTATACAAGTACGCATGACCTTAAAAGATATTTTTGAAGGCAAGGAAGTAGTAGGAAGTATTCGACTACCCAGCGGCAAAGATCAAGCACTACAGATAAAAATACCAAGAGGTGTACAACACGGAGATCAGATTAGATTCCAGGGCCTAGGAGACGATAGTTTACCGGGAATACCCAAAGGCGATCTAATTGCCAACATTGTTCAACTACCCGATCATCGATATCGTAGAGATGGCCCGCATCTCTTTACTGAAGCACAGATAAATGCCTTTGATGCTATACTAGGCACTACTATTGTTGTGGACACTATTGCAGATACTCATTTAGAAATTTCAGTTCCTGCAGGAATTCAACATGGACAAATGATTAATTGTAGGGGACATGGGTTATACGAAATGAACAGACATGACTCCAGGGGTAGCATGTTTGTTGTAATTAATGTTACTACGCCTAATAATTTAGAACCTGGCGACAGAGTAGTATTAGAAAAACTACAGAGGAAATATGCAGGTCAGTGATTTCCAACTTAAAAAAGATCCAGATCCGATACTTTATCAAAAATTAGAAGATTACGATTTTTCTTGTGGTATGGATCCATATGAAATCGAACGTGTGATGATTGCCATAATGGAAGATGAATATGGCATTGGCATTTCGGCCAATCAAGTAGGATTTGATAAAAGAGTTGTAATAGTAAAACCAAAAGGACAATCGGCTTTTGCATTGTTTAATCCTGTTATTATAGAACGACACGGAGAATGTTCAGACGAAGAAGGATGTCTAAGTTTTCCAGGTTTGTTTATGCAGATAAAAAGATTCGAAACTATTACTGCAAAATATCTTGACAAGGATGCAAAAGAATGTACAATTACATTGTCTGGTATGGATGCCAAGTGTCTTCAGCATGAAATAGATCATTTGGACGGAATAGTTTTTACCAGTCATGTTAGCAAAATGAAATTAGATTTAGCACGTAAACGTCAAAGGAAATTATTAAATGGTAGAACCAAGTGAAGAACTACAAGCAGTCTTTGAAAAAGCAGTAGAAGATTGTAAAAAACTCAGTCACGAATATGTGACACTAGAGCATCTTACATTCGCTATATTATGCGAGGAAAAATTCTACGAGTTATTGACTAACTACGGTGCCAACACAGAATATGTTAAAACTAATCTCGAACATCACTTAAAAACCAAGTGTGAAGATATTATTTTAGAAAACCCTGGCAAATACAAACCAAAGAAAACACAATCCGTTGAGCGTGTGTTAAATCGTGCATTTACACAAGTTCTTTTCAGCGGCCGCCAGAGTATTGAACTGTTAGATGTATTCCTTAGCATTCTTAGCGAAAAACGCAGTTATGCTGTCTACTATCTAAACAAGGGCGGAATAGAAAAAGATAAGTTTGCTGACTTTATCAATAACGAAGTTGAAAGCGAAGAAGAAGAACACACCAGCGACGGGCAAAGTGAAAAAGCCCTTCGTAGTTTTACCACTAATTTAAACGATCAGGTTAAAAAGAGTAAAGTTGATCCTGTGATTGGTCGTGAATTTGAATTAGAACAAATTGCACTAGGACTTGGACGTAGAACAAAAAATAATGTTCTGTTAGTTGGTGATCCTGGTGTTGGTAAGACTGCTATTGCAGAAGGTTTAGCCTATAATATTGTTAACGACAATGTTCCAAAGTTTTTAAAAGAATATACTGTTTATAACTTGGATATCAGTAGTATGTTGGCTGGTAGTAAGTACCGCGGCGACTTTGAAGAACGTTTTAAACTTGTACTTAAGGCTCTGCAAAGCAAAGGCAAGACTGTGCTGTTTATCGACGAAGCACATATGATTTCTGGTGCAGGTGCAGGAGGACAACAAAATAGCAACGATCTTGCTAACATGATGAAACCAGCATTGAGCAAAGGTAACATCAAAGTTGTAGCAAGTACTACTTGGGAAGAATATCGCAAGTACTTTGAAAAAGATCGTGCCCTAATGCGTCGATTCCAACGTGTTACTGTAGACGAACCTACAGCAGACATGGCACGTGATATTCTTCTTGGAATTAAGAAATATTATGAAAAACATCATAATGTTATTATTACAGATGAAGCCGTTGAATCAGCAGTTAAACTATCAGTAAAATATATCACTGATAAGAAATTGCCAGATAAAGCCATTGACTTAATTGACGTTGCTTGCAGTCGATTTAATATTAAAGAACAGGATGAAAATCGAATTGTAGATGTTCCTGAAGTACAGTTTGAACTCAGTAAGATGGTTAACTTACCTGAGGAAACAGTTAAAGAGAGAGAAAGTTCTAATTTAGTTAATCTAGAAAAGAACATGAAAGCAGAAGTGTACGGACAAGATGAAGCCATTGGCGAACTTATTGATAAGATTTTAGTAGCACAGGCAGGATTAAAACCAGAAAACAAACCTATCGGAAGTTTTGTATTCATGGGTCCAACAGGCACTGGTAAAACAGAAACTGCTAAACAGTTGGCTAAACAAATGGGCATTCCGATGATTCGCTTTGATATGAGCGAATATCAGGAAAAGCACAGTGTTAGTAAATTAATTGGTAGTCCTCCGGGCTATGTTGGCTTTGAAGAAAACGCAGGCCTACTGATTACTAAACTACAAGAACATCCACATTGTGTGTTGTTGTTAGATGAAATTGAAAAATCTCATCCAGATGTATCCACTATTCTTCTACAACTTATGGACAATGGTAAGGTCACTGGTAGTAACGGTAAAGAAGCAGATGCTCGTAACGTAGTATTAATTATGACTACTAACTTGGGTGCCGCTGATGCAGATCGCAATGTTATCGGATTTGGTAATCAAGACAGTGAATATGAAGATCGAGAACTTAAGAAGTTCTTTGCTCCAGAGTTCCGTAATCGTTTAGATGGTATTATCACATTTGGTAAACTTAGCAAAGAAACTATGATTAAGGTAGTAGGCAAGTTCTTAGTAGAACTTAAAGCACAAATCAAAGACAAAGACATTGATATCACTATTTCCAACGACGCAATAGATTATCTAGTTGAAAAAGGCTTTGATAAGAAGATGGGTGCCCGTCCTCTACAACGTGTAATCGATAAAGATATTAAACGTCCGCTAAGTAAGAGTATGTTGTTTGGAGACTTAAAAGGCGGCGGTCGTGTTCATATCGATGTACAAGATAACGAGTTAGTCCTTAAAACTGAAAATGAAACAAATAAAGAAAACCAATCATCTGTTCTATGACAAGTATGTAAATAAAATCTCCATCTACACACCGCTGGCTGGAGATTTTCGTACTAAAGAATTAGATCGACTAAAGATTAATTTTGATCACTACAGCCAACTTCTAGAAAACAGTAAAAATGGTTTTATAGAAGTGGGTTCGTGGAACAAAAAACGCATTTCAGTCAGCGATGTATTTGTTGGTTTTAAACTATTAAATCTTTTAGATTCTGAAGAAGATTTTTCAGTTCGTGTTGAAGGCAGGATACTGGGAATTTATTCTAACAACGATAATCTTATAGAAAAAATACGCTGTTTAGATTCTAGCATAGTTCGTGAAATTAGTAGACCTAGCAACGAAACTGTGAAAAATTTTCTGTTAGCCAATCCTAACAAAGTCATTGCAAAAACCTACACTCACAAGTTTCGAGTAACAGTTAACCCTTTACGGCACAACAGCGAAAGTTTCCATGAATGGGCTGAAAAAATTCCTAAAATTAAACTTTTAAAGCGTACTTATAAAACCGAAGGCTATTTCTATGCCGCAGACGAAAAAGTACTAGGTTTATGTAAGTTGTTTTTAGGCTCTAAAATACGCCGCATAGACGAATTAGTCACAGAAGAGGAAATTTGTGGCTAAAGCAAAATAGCATAAATACTCTAATAATGGGTAGTTATGCTATGAAAACATTCAAAGAATTATTTGAAAGCCTTGATAAACCAGAAAACTGGTTAGAAGAAACATATCACGGCGATGATTTTTATCTACAATACGGTGACGTAGAAGAATCTTTAGAAGAAGCAGAGTATCGCGGACGTAAGGTTTCTCTGGGTAAACCGATGCAGGGCGATGTTAAAAAATTCAAAGTCTATGTGCGTAACCCACAGGGTAATGTTGTCAAAGTAAACTTTGGCGATCCCAACATGAAAATCAAAAAGTCTAATCCTGCAAGACGTCGCAGTTTCCGTGCCCGACATAATTGCGATAATCCCGGACCAAGACACAAGGCACGTTACTGGAGTTGTCGCAAATGGTAAAATTATACGAGTTAGATCAGCAATTAAAAAATTTAGAAGATGTAGATTTAGTAGACGATCTACATTACTTCATGAACAACGATCCTAAATTTTATAGAAGAATTATGTATCCTGTTCTAAGTCAAGTAAAGAACAAGATGAAACAAGGACAGGGTTGCAGTCATGATGTCTTTAGACCCTGTGTAGATACAGCAGCCAAACTCTATTGTAAAAAGTTTCAAATACCAAGCAATGACAAATCTGTGTTTACCGATGTTGACAGAGATGCACTAGCACGTAAAATATTTCAACAAGAAAGTGAAAGAATTAAGCAAGGCGCATACGATAGGAACGAACAATGATATTGTTAGAAGGCGGCAATGTATTTGCAGATGCTACTCCTTTTGATCACAAAGAAGTACCTGCAATATTAAAAAGAGTTAATGATGCATTGCAAGGCACAGGCATACGTGCTATTCCTGTAGGCAGTGCTGCCACACCAACTCCTGGAAAACAAAGCGGAGATATGGATGTCATTGTTGATGAAAAGGCTGTGCTAGATTTTTTTAAAGCCAAAGATGCTAAAACTGGTCGTAAAGCATTAAACGATTATATTGCTGGTAAAGGATTAGAAACTGCACAGAGCGGTATTAATGTTCATGTCCGTGTACCAACAGAAGATAGTTTTGCACAAGTGGACGTTATGGTGTCTCAAAATGCAGAACGTGTTTCTCAATTTCATAAACACAATATTCCAGCAGGTAGTCCTTACAAAGGTGTTAACAAACAATTAGTCATGGCCATACTTGCTAAGAGCAAAGGCTATATGTGGAGTGCGTGGCAAGGTCTATTCAGCCGCACACCCGACGGCAAAAAAGGGTCGTTAGTCACAGACGAACTAGCAGACATAGCAGAAATATTAACAGGAAAGAAAAACGCCGCAGTGTTAGGCAGTGTTGAAAGCATTTTAGATGCACTTCCAAAAGATCAAGCAGACGCATTGTTAGCCAAAGCCAAAGAAGATCCTAACTGGAGGGAAGTTCCAGTTAAACAAGAAAGTGCTGAACTACAGCGTATTAGAAAGTTGAGTGGATTAGCATGAGACTAAGAGAAATTTTTTCAGGCTTAACAGAAGCAACGGCACCTAAACAATTAGGCCGTGCATTTAACCATTTAGAAGATTTAGTTTTCTTTTACGGCAGTAAAGGCACACAAGAAGCATTAAGCCATATTAAAGACTTTGCTACACAACAAGGTGCTGAAAGTATTCGTATGAAGTGGGACGGTAATCCTCAAATTTATTGGGGTAGAGAAACAAAGAACGGTCCACTATTGCTAGGTGGTCACAACGGTTGGAGCCGTGGAGCAAAAACTGACAGTCCTGAGGCTATTAGAGATTTTATTTTAAATAAAAGTGGTAGTCCTAAAACTCCAGACGAACAAGCGGCACGTGAACAATTTGCTGGACAGTTTGCTAGTTTATATGATTACTTCGATCGTAGTACACCCAGAGACTTTGTAGGATTTGTTTATGCTGATGGATTATTCCTACAACGTCCGCAATTAGACAAAGAAGATGTTTATAACTTCTGTCCTAATCCTAAATCACAAACCTGCTATCACGTTCGCAAAGACAGCGACCTTGGCAAGCGTATAGCACAGGCAGACGTTATGGTTGTTGGTCATGCATATTTTCCACAATGGGGCATGCCTGATTCAGCACAAAAACCAATTTCAGACTTCAGTCAATTTAATTCTAATCCTAAGTTAATAGTGTTAGGTCCTATCTATAATAAAAAACCTGTTAAGATAGACGATGACAGTGTGTTGGCTGTAGAAAAATATCTAGCACAACACGCAGGACAAATAGACGGCTTCCTTGCAGACACTGCGGGATTGGCAGATTTAAAAGATATCCTTTACAAGTATGTAAATCAAACAGCCAAAGCCAAACAATTAGACGACGTCAGTATGGCACACTTTAAGCAATGGTTAAACACTGCTAAAGTCAGTGCAGGTAAAATGGCCAAAATTGATGAAAAAATTAAAGCAAATCCTAACGGTCTTGATGCCATATTTAAATTAGTACGTATGATACAAGATATGAAGGACGATGTTATTGATCAAATAGAAGGCGAGCAGGGAGACATATGGGACACACAAGGTGAAGGCCGTGTACGCTATGCTGATCAAGGTAAAGAATTTGGTAATGTAAAACTAGTACCTCGTAAAAGGTGGACACCGCAATGAGATTAAGAAAGTTATTTGAAGCGTTAGGCGAAGAAGTTGCTATTATATTCGGCCGTTTTAATCCTCCACACAAAGGACACAGAGCCGCTTGGGAATTAGCCAGCAAGAGTCCTGTATGGTTTGTAGGTACCAATCAAAGTACACAAGGACCAAAAGACCCATTACCGTTTAACGTTAAAGTAGAAGCAATGAAAACTGTATGGCCCAAAGTAGAAGGACACATAGTTTCTGAAACAGGATGGTTGACATTGGCCAGCAGAGTATATGAAAAATATCCCAAGGCTACGTTGTTGTGTCTTACAGATGAGGATTGGGTTACTAAAACTATTCAACAGTATAACGGCAGGGAAGGCGCACACGGCTACTATAACTTTGCAAAAATTGAACAGAAGCCCACACCAAGATTAAGTTCAGCCACAGCACTACGTGATGCAGTTATTAAAGGTGACAGAGAAGCATTTACAGTTGCCGCGGGAGTAGACGCCGATACAAATGTAGCCGGTAAACCTTTCTTTGATCTAGTAGCAGAATACTTACTGCCCTATCAAAATGCTCCTAAAAAAACTAGTAAAAAGAAAGTTGCAGAGCCTGCAGAAAGTATAAGCGAAGCACCTATTGAAATGAATCCTGAAGATCCTATGGATCCAATGATCTATGGACACGATAAGGCCAATCCTGGCAGTTTAAAATATCGTATGATGAGAGCATCAAAACAACTAGCAGATCTTGCCGCCCGTGCTGAAAACGCTGGCCCTGGAGAATGGGACACTATTACTAAACATTTTCAAGAATTAAAAATGAACATTGAGCAGATACGTCACGGTTTAGAAGAACTACGTAAAATGCGTAGTCGAGGTGGTCGTGGAAGTAGAGGCATAGAGAAATTCTAATGGACATAAAAGATTTAAAACGTCTTGCTGGCATAGAAGAATTCAAAGGATATAAGCCCGTTGAAGGTATTAATATTTCTCATACCGGCACAGAAAAACGTGAACTTGAACGTAAGCACAACATTAGACCTGGTACACCTGAATGGTTCCAATTATGGTTTAGTCTGCCTTACATGACTGGCGAAAAACCAGTGGGCAAAGGAATCAGAAACAAATGAGATTTCGTGACATAGAACCTAAAAAGTTAGTGGTCTTTGACATAGACGATACTTTAGTACATACCCAAACTAAGGTACACGTAGTCAAAGACGGCAAAGTTGTTAAGAGTTTAAACAGTCACGACTTCACACACTATAAACTACAGCCTGGCGAAAAGTTTGATTTTGAAGATTTTAAAAATGCTAGAGAATTTTTTGACAATCATAAACCTATTATTCCTATGATGAATCAGCTCAAACGTGATATTGCTACAGGTAATAAAGTTGTAATGGTAACTGCTCGATCTGATTTTGACGACAAAGAATTATTTCTAGATACGTTTCGTAAGTATGGAATAGATATGAACAAAGTTCATGTTTATCGAGCAGGTAATATCAAAGACGGATCAACAGAACAGCGTAAAAAAACAATTATTAAAACATTGCTAGATAAAGGTAATTATACCAAGGCCATTATGTATGATGATGCGAAACCTAATCTACATAGTTTTATGGAATTAAAAAAGGATCATCCTCATACACGCTTTTATGCATGGTTGGTTAGTCTTGAAGGTGAGGCTTCTGAATACATGCGAGAGGACCTTGTCAGCGAACGTAAAAAGAAAAGAAAAAAGAATAAAAGTAAACGTACATACGGTGCAGTATGGGGTCCAGGTCCTTATGGGCTGTACGGTTGGGACGCAGGATACAGCGGTAGTGGTGGAGTATCGTCCGGCGACGGCGGTGGCGGTGTTGGCGAAGACATAGAAGAAGGTTGGAAAGATTGGGTAGCAGGTGCGGCACTAGGTGCGGCGGCATTAACTGCCAGTCCAGACGTTACAGCCAAAGTAGACAACAAAGCCGGTGTTATACAACAAGTTAAGAAAAAAGATATTGCTAAAACTGTAACAGGTTCGCCTCACGAAGTAGTATTAAAGAAATATGCAGAGAAAGCAGGAATAAAAGGTCAAGAACTTGCGGCGTTCTTAGCACAGTGCGCACATGAAACAATGAACTTTAAACACATGAAGGAAATTGGAGGCAGTCTAGACTTCCGTAAATACGATCCCAAGTATGCACCTAAGAAGGCCAAAGCACTAGGCAATAAAGTTGTAGGTGACGGTGCCAAGTTTAAAGGAAGAGGATACATACAACTTACTGGTCGTTATAATTATAAACGTGCCGGAGAAGCGTTAGGATTACCTTTAGAAAAACATCCTGAATTAGTTGAAAAACCTGAAGTGGCTGCCAAAGTTGCCGTGTGGTATTGGCAAAATCGTGTTGCTCCAAAGGTTGATACATTTAAAGATGTTAGAGCAGTAACTAAACCTATTAACCCAGGTATGAAACATTTAGATCAAAGAAAAGAGAAACATCAAGCATTCCAGGTGGCCATGAAATGAGAGCAAAAGAATTTATAACAGAAAACTTTGCAGACGGAAAGAAACCCGGACGCAAAGGATTGGCAAAACGTAGTGGTGTTAATACTAAAGCCAGTGTTAGTAGTTTAAGAAAAACTGCTAAAAACAGTTCAGGCGAAAAACAGCGTATGGCGCACTGGTTGGCTAATATGAAAGCAGGCCGTGCTAAAAAGAAAACAAACGAGTCTGTAGATTTTGAACAGATGCAACCGCAGAATATTATAGCCGTAGCTCAACAGACATTTGCTAAACTTTATCCCAATGTTAAACTATACGGAAAGTCAGTAGTAGAAGGTGTAGGGTTAACAACACACAAAGGTGGAGCAGGCAGTGCCAGTGCATTTGCCGGTGGTGATACTCGTCGTGGTGAGTTTTATCTTACCTTAAATGCTTATGCCGAAGGTGACGCAATGATTGTAGTTATTGAAGATGCCACTGCTGGTAACTACAAAGGTGCCGCTACTGCTATTATCAAGTCATTGTTCGAAGCAGGCGAAAGACTATACAAAACAGAACAACGTGAATTAGTGGTTAACGATAATTCAAATTACGATGCATGGTCTACTATTGCTGATCGTGTAGGTGCAGAGTTACTATGAGAGCAAAAGAGTTTGTTACCGAACAACATTTAGACGAACTGTTTAAACCAGGTCAGCAATGGGATTGGAAATTTACCGGCTACAGTGAAGCCGTTGCTTCGTTTAAAGTAGGTGACGTTCCTTATGAGTTTCATGCTGATCACGAAGGCGACGGTGAATGGGACGTAGAATTTAAACGCATTGGTTATGATCTTGATAAATCACAAAAGTACGGTTTAACCGGTACAGGGCGCAGTGCCGAAGTTATGAGCGTTGTAGTTGATATCATGCGTTCATTTATAAAAGAATATAAAGATGATATAGAAGTATTGAGATTTTCAGCCAAGGAAGGTTCACGTCGAGATCTTTATAGCAAAATGATCAGCCGATTACTGCCTAACTGGACATTAACACAAGATGGCGAAACCTTTGTACTACGTGCTCCTAATCCTTATAAGGCCAATAAGATACAATAAATATTATATTATGAAACTATACGAAATTATCTCAGAATCTAAAAAAGCCGAGGCTCCTAAGCCACGTAATTTTGTTGCTAAAAATGCTGTAAAAACTACATCAGGCGCCGGCGCACACAAAGATAAAAAGAGAGCCGAAAAGCAAGGCGATTTTAAGCACAAGAAAGAAAAAGTTCCTATGGGTGAAAGAGTACGAGATCCAGAAGATTGGGATGAAGGTAACACAGAACCACCTAATAACTTTGCTGTATACATTAATGGCAAGAAATGGAAAGTATTTAAAGGTCGCGGACAATTTGCCAATGATTATAAAGAAATACAGCATTATCGACAACTTCGAAACTGGGCTCAGGCAAAATCTGCCGCCACTGGAAAAAAATGGGAAGTTTCAGTCACTGGAGAGCCTGCTACAGAAAGTATGCAGGAAACTGCTACAGCGGGTGCTACAAGTGCTGGTAATGTTGGAGTAGGTGCAATTTATAAAAATAAACCTGGTAAAACACCTAAAAACAAAGATGGTACTGCAAAAAACGCCCTAGATATGAAAAACAATCTGCTCACCGGCGGTAGTGTTAAACGATAAATACAGTATCAGGAGATTATGATGCACGACGAAATAAAACCACAAATGCCCGTAGATGACAGCGAAGTCCGCATGGCTCGCGCTGAGCTATATAGAGCCGCTAAAAATTCTATGAAACTTTTTGAAATGATTCAAGAAGGACAAGAATTAGAAGGTTGGGTTAGTGCTAAGATTACAAAGGCAGCAGATTACCTAGATTCAGTGTATCATTACATGGAATATCAAGTAAAATTTGGTCAAGGCGGAACTGCTTCTAGCCTAGACGATATCACATCCGACGCCACAATGGCTGTTAAAAGTGAAGTTTCTGAAGAGGACGATGAAAAAGAAATGAAAGAATCCGCATACCAACAAAAACTACAGGCCCTGTTAGAAGGTGCTATGAAGAAGGTCAAAGGCAAAAAAGCCGAAGAAAAGAAAGATGAAAAAATGGACGAAGCCAAATTTCAAGCCAGCGGTGTTCGTGCCACTGATAAGAAAAAAGGTAAAGTTGAAAAAACAACTCGCAAAGCCTATTTCTTAAAGTTTGAAAAAGACGGTCGCACCAAAGGTGTAACAATGGTCGCAGACGAAGGCGAAAGTCTTGGTGATATGAAGGATCGCGCCAAGCGTGAAAACATGGGCTGGTCATTAGTCAGCGTTCGTGAAAAAGAAGCCGTTGAAGAAAGCAAACAAGAAGACGCTAAGAAAGCCGAAGAAGAAAAGAAAAAGAAAGAAGAAAAGAAAAAGAAAATTGCTAAGATTGTGGACGAAGGAAAGAGTGAAGCACAAAAGGCTGCTCAAGAAAAATTCAAAGCCATGATTTCTAAAAAGAAGGGCGATAAGAAAGACGACAAAGAAGTTAAAGAAGCAAAGAAAGCCAAACCAGACTTCTTAGACGTCGATAAAGACGGTGACAAAAAAGAACCTATGAAGAAGGCCGTTGCTGACAAAAAAGAAGTTAAGGAAAGTGCAGAACTTTCTGACATTCTTAAACTAGCAGGTCGTCGTCCAATTAACGGTTAAGGATCAAGTTATGGACATGAAACAGATTCTTGCTGCCTTTGACGGTGCTGGTAAAAGGCCTGTTACAGGCACCAACGACATGAAAAAGTTTGTGTCTATTATCAAAGAAAACTCTGCCCCAACACAAGAAGCAATTATCACAGGGTTTGAAGAAGACAGCATCGGCGGACAGGCCAATGCTTTTCTTATTTCCGCTGATAAGATCAACGACATGGTCATGAGCGAAATTGAAAAAGTTAAAATTAATGCTAACCCAGAATTACTAAAAGGGTTGATGAATAAGTTTAACGAATTCATGACTGCTTATCACAGTGTGGGTAAAGAAATTCTTCAACCAGATATGTTTAAAGATGATGTTAATGTTGAAGAAGGTGCCGCAGAAGATCTAGCACAGATTGAAAAACACCCTGCCGCAGATGATCCACGTATTCAGCAGGCTGTAGCAGACAAGAAAAAAGAATTTGATACTAAAGAAGAAGGCATACACAATGGCCTAGCATTTAAAGACTATTTTGCTTTAGAAGAAGCCAAAAAGAAAATTACCTCTAAGGAAGATCCTTGCTGGAAAGGTTACAAGATGGTAGGCACTAAGAAAAAAGGCGGCCGAGAAGTGCCTAATTGTGTACCAGGCAAGAAGGGTGACTGATGAAAATCAACGAGTTATTTGATAGACCAATTCATCGTCGAGCAGAACTAGGAAAAATTGTTCGAGCTGTCATTGCCTCTGGTAATACCGAAGCATGGGATCAATTAGATGCTGAAGAAAAATTCTACGGGTTAGATGATAATGGTCTGGTACCCGATACTGCAAGTCCCTGGGAATGGAAGGACGCTAATAGGTCTGACAAGGTGTTGTTTAATGCTATCCGTCAAAGACAAGACAACAAATATCAAGTCGATATCGGTCCTGAGAAACGCAACGAGCTTAATGCCAAGGCCGAAGAACTAGCAGAAATGCGTCGTCAACAGTTACGTAAAGAAGCATTAGAAGATGCGGAGTTAGCGTTCCAACGTGCCGAGACTCGAGCACAACGCGAAGCAGAAATGGAAAAGATCAAACGTCAATTCCAACACGATCTTGAGGTGATCAATACTGACCATCGCAATAACATGGAAGCCATACGAACTGGCAATTCTCATGAGATTGCAAAAATGGACAAAGAACATAGTCACGAAAAAACAATGTTCGACAAAGAAGCAAAAGAAAGAGATAAAGATAGAGCAGAACGTGAAAGACAGCAAAATCGTCCAAGTCAGGACAGTGGCAATATTCCAGATCTAGATAAAGAGAAAGATCAGGAATATCAAGATTTTAAAGCAGATTTGTTTAAACTTTCAGGTGTACCGTTGCCTGCTCCAGAAAAGAAAGATGACAACAATCCATCAAAGTTCGATAACAGCGATGCCGTTGATGTAGATTTTAAAGAAGTTCCATCAGATGATGAAAAGAAAAACGATCAAGGAAAACCAAACATGCTACCAGGACCAAAGAAAGAAAATATTTCATATTTTAGAGATCTTGTAGATAATATGCAAGCATCGACTGCACCGCCAACAAAAAACATTCCTAATCTTCAGAAAAAATTTAAAGTTGGACAAACAGTTGAGTTTGGTCATTTTCTTAAAATGGATAAACATCAAGTAGGTAAGATTGTTAATATAGACGATCATATCCTAACTATAGATGTAGACGGAAAACCTGTAAAAGTTCATATTGGTAACAAGAGTTTAGCAATTAATATCCTAGACGAAAAACAAGTATGAAAATTGTACCCATTCTTCTAATCAGTTTAACACTTACAGGGTGCTCAACTATTAAAGGGTGGGTTCCTAGTTTTTGGGATGATAATCAAAGTGCTAAAATTGTAGATGTTCGCCATAAAGTGGAAAACTTAGATTGCACCAAAGATCAACTACCACAGATTACTGCTATACGATCTGACCTAGAATGGTTTCAGTTATACAGTGAAAGCAAAGGTTGGCGTCAAGCAGATGTACTACGTGTTGTTAAACCCATGCAGGAAACTGTAGAAGACATGTATAAAAGAGCGCAGAATAATCAAGGTAGTAAAACTTACTGCGAACTTAAAAAGAAAATTATGCAACAGCAGAGCAAACGTGCTGCCGAAGCAGTGCTAAGGAGATTTTAAATGATAGAACAACTACAAGTACTATGCGGCGCTCCTGATCCTGCTATTGCTGGCAGAGCACAAATGGCCTTGCAAATTACAGAAGCCGCACAACGTGGCGAAATTAGTCAAGACGAATACAAAGAATTAATGTTGGATCTTGTACGTTCTGATAAATTAAATGAAGAATGTAGTGATTTAGAAATGAAAACAATGTTAGTAACAGCAGTATACGCTGTAGCACAGGTAGCATAAAATGGACGATTTACGTAAAGCACTTAAAATAGCATTTGCATCAGAATTTGCTTATTATCTAAAAGCACACTACTTCCATTGGAACGTAGAGGGTGCAGATTTTAAACAATATCACGAGTTGTTTGGAGATATCTATGAAGAAGTCTATGATAACATAGATACATTTGCTGAAAATATTCGTAAGACTGGGGGATATACTCCGGGCAGTTTTGAACGTTTCAGTATGTTAAGTCGTATAGAAGATGAAACCGCAGTTCCATTAGCGTTAGACATGGTTAAAGAATTATTAGACAATTCCGAAAAGATGGCTAATATTTTTAAACTAGTTTTTGATTTAGCAGAAAAATACGGCGAACACGGTCTTGCAGATTTTCTAGCAGGACGTCAAGATGCACATCGCAAACACGCATGGATGTTAAGGGCTACATTAAAATGAAAGATATTACTCTAGCAGATTACATCAAAAGAACGATGGAAAATTTAGAGAAAGACAAGCAAAAAATAGCCGAAAACAGAAATGTCTGGAACGATCCATCGTTGGCAAAGCAAGACATTTATAATGTATATCCCGAAGATGATAGCACAGATCGTCCAATCAATCCTTACAGCAATCATTGAAACATTAGCAAGGTTTGGCTGCGGACTAGCAGGCTTACCTTACGACCCAGACACACCTTAGGACCGCTATGGTGCGTGGCCGGCTGCTGGCCTAACCAACAGGATTCGCTACCCTTGAAGGTTTAAAGTGAGCATTTTTGTCCTAAACACTTAAAACCTTTGTCCAAGTGCGGTGCCGCAAAATACGATAAATATTTGTTACATCGATGAAAAAGTTTGCTTGGTTGCCCACACGTATGTCTAGTCAAAGAGTAATCTGGCTTTCTTATTATTATGAATATAAAACATTATACGATGAATCTACTGGTAGACCTCCGTTGAATAATTTGTATTTTATTTTTAAAGAAACACCAAAAGAAAAAACTTTTAGATTGTTAAAGGAAAAATAAAGATTATTATGTTAGAAACTATATGTGATATTTTAGTAGAAGCATACAAACGTAACTGGATTACCAGTCGTGACGGCAACGTTTCTATCCGTCATCACGATAGGGATCACTTTTATGTGACACCTAGCGGTGTGCGTAAACAAACTATGCAACCTGATCAGTTTAAGAAGATTAAAATCTGGAAATGTATTAACAGCGGCGTTGGTAGTGCTACATTTGGTCATTTTTGGGAAGAAATGCCTTACAGTGATATTTCTAGTGGATTAAAACCTACTGGAGAAATGCCATTGCATTTTGGCCTACAAAAGGAAATAGGCGATGATGAAGTACGTGTTGTTACACACATTCATCCTACTTATATTGTAGCAGCCATGCATGCTGGCATAGAATTAAATGAATTAGTAAAAGATTTTCCAGAATTAAGTCGTTATACTCGTGTAGCACCTAACGTAGGTGATGTGCCTCCTATCAGTCAAGAGCTAGGAGATCAGTGTCATGAAAAGTTAGGCTTAGATCAAAGAACTGGAAAATTGCAATACGACATAGTCGGAATTAAAGGTCACGGGGTCGTGGCTATCGATACTAGCCCTTGGCGCAGTTTCGAACATATCGAGAGACTAGAGCATATTTGTAAAATAGTTCTGTCCTCAGGGAACTATTAATAATGATAGAAATAATTTATACACTTATAGTAACACACATTACCATAATATGCGTTACTTTATACTTACACAGAAATCAAGCTCACCGAGGCATAGAATTTCACCCAACCCTAAGTCACTTTATGCGTTTTTGGTTATGGATGACTACAGGAATGACAACTAAGCAATGGGTAGCAGTACATCGTAAACATCATCAAAATACAGATGTAGAAGGCGATCCGCATAGCCCACATGTATTTGGTATTTGGCAATTAGTATTTGGTGGCGTCAAATACTATAATCGTGCAGGTAGTGATGCTCACATGATTGTAAAATACGGTGCAGGTACTCCCAAAGACTGGATTGAACGCAAACTTTATACACCCCACCATCGTCTTGGTATTCTCTTAATGTTAGTTATAGACTTGTTATTATTTGGTCCATGGGGATTTCTAGTGTGGGGTGTTCAAATGTTATGGATCCCTTTCTGGGCCGCTGGCTTTATTAACGGTATTGGTCACTGGTGGGGATACCGCAACGGAGAAACCAAGGATCATAGTCACAATGTAAGTCCATGGGGAATATTAATTGGCGGTGAAGAACTGCACAACAATCATCACCTAGATCCTGCTAATCCTAAACTAAGTCGTCGTTGGTTTGAATTTGACATTGGCTGGATGTGGTTTAAAATATTCAATATGTTAGGTTTGGCTAAATTGCGTAATCAAATTCCTTGATTTCTTTAAACAAATAATATAAAATATTGTAGTTATTAAGGAGAAATACATGAGCAGTCGTACCTACGGACCAGAAGAAAAAGCAAAATTAGAACGTCTTATTAACGAGGGTGTTCAAATTAAGTATGAAGTAGAAAGTCTACAAGAAGGTCTAAAAGAAACTGTTAAGGCCGTGGCCGAAGAGTTGGAAATCAAACCAGCACTGATTAATAAAGCAATTTCAATTGCACACAAAGGTAATTGGAACGAGGTATTCAGTGAGTTTGACGATCTAGAAACACTAATTGTTACTGTTGGTAAAGACAAGTAACTGTGAATGTTACCTCAAACATTATCCAATGGATCCAGAAAGATTACGCAAGTAATCGAGTACGTTTTTGTCTTGAGGTCCTTGCTTGGGCTATGTCTATTGGTTGTGCTATCACTATGGCACTCACCGTTCCAACACCACCTTTCATGGTTCTTTACCCTGTTTGGATATCAGGCTGTATTATATACTCTTGGTGTTGTTATAACCGTGGTTCCTTTGGTTTGTTGGCTAATTACATGCTTATGGTCACGATCGACAGTATAGCCTTAGCAAGATTGATAATTACTTAATATAGAAAAAGGTATGCGGGCCATAAACCGCATGTTTGGCATTTGTGAGCCGTAAGTCACATAAGGAGAAAAATGAGTTACGTTGACGCTCTGTTTGACAGAGAGAATGATATTATCAAGGTCGTTGAAAGAAACGACAAAGGCGAAAGGGTTTTTAAAGAACACCCAGTACGCTACACATTTTACTATCCAGACGCTAGAGGCAAGTTCCAAAGTATCTATGGTGATCCTCTTACACGAGTAGTATGTAAAAATTCCAAAGACTTCCGTAAAGAATTAGCCATTAACAGTGGTAAAGACTTGTACGAAAGCGATATTAATCCAATTTTCGTACACCTAAGCGAAAATTATCTTAATCAAGATGCGCCTAAGTTAAACATTTGTTTCTTCGACATCGAAGTGGATTTTGATCCAGAACGTGGCTATAGCACTCCCGAAGATGCGTTTATGCCTATTACTGCTATCACTGTTCATCTTAAATGGTTAGACAAATTAATTACACTTGCCATGCCTCCAAAAACTCTTACTATGGAGCAAGCAAAAGAATCAATTAAAGATATTCCAGATACGCACTTGTTTGATAACGAAGGCGATATGTTGGAAACATTCTTAGACTTAATTCAAGATGCTGACATTATTAGTGGTTGGAATAGTGAAGGCTATGATGTTCCCTATACTGTTAATCGAGTAACCCGTGTACTGAGTAAAGAAGATACTAAACGATTCTGTCTTTGGGGACAACTTCCTAAGAAACGTGAATACGAAAAATACGGGAAACAGGCTGTTACTTATGACTTCCACGGTCGTGTGCATTTAGACAGTCTCGAACTGTATCGTAAGTACACATACGAAGAACGTCATACATATCGTTTAGATGCTATCGGTGAAATGGAAATTGGCGAGAACAAAACTGTTTACGAAGGTACGTTAGATCAGTTGTACAACAATGACTTTAAAAAGTTTATTGTGTATAACAGACAAGATACTGCACTACTAAACAAACTAGACGATAAACTTAAATTTATTGATCTTGCTAATAAACTAGCACATGAATGTACAGTATTGTTACAGACTACCATGGGTGCTGTGGCTGTTACCGAACAGGCTATTATTAACGAAGCACATCGCAGAGGATTTCAAGTGCCTAATCGTCCTAAACGTGACGAAGGCGAAGATACTGCGGCCGCAGGTGCTTATGTTGCTTATCCTAAAGATGGTCTTCAAGACTGGATCGGATCACTAGACATTAACTCATTGTATCCTAGTGCGATTCGTGCATTAAACATGGGTCCAGAAACTATTGTTGGACAACTACGTCCTGTATATACGCAGGCACATATTCACGAACAAACAACTCTTAAGAAAAAATCATTTGCGGCTGCTTGGGAAGGAATGTTTGGCACTGTGGAATACGAAGCAGTTATGGAAAAACGTAGAGATACTGAAATTACCATAGACTGGGAGGATGGCAACAGTACTGTACACAGTGCCGCAGAAGTACATCAATTAATCTTTGATAGCAATCAACCTTGGATGGTTAGTGCTAACGGTACTATCTTTACCTATGAAAAAGAAGGAATTATTCCCGGACTGCTAAAGCGTTGGTATGCCGAACGTAAAGAAATGCAGGCCAAACTTAAAGAATGTATAACGGCGGGAAATAAAATTGAAGAAGAATATTGGGACAAACGTCAGTTGGTTAAAAAAATTAACCTTAATAGTCTTTACGGTGCTATTCTTAATCCTGGGTGTCGTTTTTTCGATAAGCGTATCGGTCAGTCTACCACTCTTACAGGACGTCAAATTGCCAAGCACATGGCTAGTAAGGTAAATGAGATTATTACTGGGGAATACAATCACGTAGGTCGTGCTGTTATATACGGCGACACAGACTCCTGTTATTTCAGTGCTTATTCTACACTAAAGAAAGACATTGAATCAGGTGTTATTCCGTGGACTAAAGAAAATGTTATTGCACTTTATGATCAAATAGGAGAAGAAGTTAATGGCACGTTTGTTAAATTCATGGAACAACAGTTCCACTGTCCGCCCAGTAGAGGAGAAGTCATCAAAGCAGGTCGCGAGATTGTTGCTTCCAAAGGATTATTCATCACAAAGAAAAGATATGCCGTGCTCTACTTTGACAAAGAAGGCAAGCGTACCGATATTGATGGTAAACCGGGAAAAATTAAAGCCATGGGACTCGACCTCAAACGAAGCGATACTCCTGCATTCATCCAAGACTTCCTAAGTGATGTTCTTGAACGTGTACTAACTGGTGCTACAGAAACTGAAGTACTAGATTTTATCACAGCGTTCCGTACAGAATTTAAGAGCAGACCGGGTTGGGAGAAAGGTAGCCCTAAACGTGCTAACAATATTACTGAGTATGCCGCCAAAGAAGCCAAAGCCGGTAAAGCAAACATGCCAGGCCACGTTCGTGCAAGTATTAACTGGAACACACTACGTAGAATGAATGGCGACAAATACAGTATGCAAATTGTAGACGGATCCAAAGTCATTGTATGTAAACTTAGAGATAATCCACTAGGGTTTACATCTGTTGCATATCCTGTAGACGAACTGAGATTGCCAAAATGGTTTATGGAACTGCCATTCGACGATGCCGAAATGGAAAGTACTATTATAGACAACAAGTTAGAAAATCTGATTGGTGTACTTCATTGGGACATCAAATCAACCGAAGAGAAAAATACATTCAATAAATTGTTTGACTTTTCTTAAAAAAACCTATATACTAAATCTATCCAAGGAGAAAAAATGAAAGATATTTTACAAGACATCGTAGCACATACACACAGCCTAGGCTTCTTGCCTTTGGTTAAAATTTCAGGTGCGGACGATTCAACAACAATTGAAAGTATGGCTGAAGATCGTTCAGTTATTGTAACTGCTAATGCTCACAAGGCTGTAGAAGAATTTGTTGGCACATTTGGTATGCCAAATTTAGACAAACTTAATTTGCATTTAAAAAATCCTGAATATAAAGAAAATGCTAAAATTGATGTAGTCAAGGCAGAACGTAACGGTGCAGTTGTTCCAACAGGTCTACACTTTGAAAATCAAGCAGGTGACTTTCAGAATGACTATCGCTTTATGAATGCAGATATCATTAATGAAAAATTAAAGAGTGTTAAGTTTAAAGGCGCTAGTTGGGAAGTTGAATTCAAACCTAGTGTTGCTAGTATTCAGCGTCTTAAACTACAGGCCGAAGCACACAGCGAAGAAAGTGTTTTTCAAGTTCGTACAGAAGATGGTAATCTAGTAATTTTCTTTGGCGATGCAGCCAGCCACGCAGGTAGTTTTGTATTCCAACATGATGTTGGTGGTAAATTAAAACACACTTGGAGTTGGCCAGTTAATCAGGTACGTAGTATCCTTAACTTAGACGGTGATGTTACTATGAAGATTGCCGATGCAGGTGCCATGCAGATTACTGTTGACAGCGGTATTGCAGAATATAACTACATTCTACCAGCACAGAGCAAGTAATGGCTACTCTGCTAATTGTTATTGCGGCCATGGTATTTTTTCCATGGTTGATTTTAAAAATAACTAGATTAGAAAAATGGGTGCCATTGCCTGTGGCGCAGATTGCGTTTGGTATTTGTTTTGGCCCTAGTGCTTTAGGAATGTACTGGCCAGAACTATGGACTGATATTTTTACTCAGCCAGTACGTGTAGGGTTAGATGCAATACAGTTACTGGCTATTACTATTTTTGCCTTTATTGCAGGTGTTGAATTAAAACCTAAAGAAATTATTGCTAGGGAAGGATCTAAGATTTGGACACAGGCCATTCAAGTAATTATTGTTCCAATTATCCTAGCAAGTATTGCCTTTTTAGTATTTTTCGACAGCAATGTATGGCATAGTCCAGATGTTCCTTTTTGGAAATACGCCTGGGCAATGGGTGTAGCAACTTGTATTACTGCTATACCTATGCTAGTAGTTTCTTGTAAATCTCTAGGAATCTGGGGCAGTCATACCAGTAAAAAGTTATTAGGTATTGTAACTTTTGACGACTTAATACTATGGATTACTGTGGCTTTAATTATTAGTATAGGTGAGTTCTTAGTAAATTCGGCTATATTTTTTACAGTTTTAGCAATCTTATTTGTTGTATGGCCTAAAATATTGGACCGCCTTGGAGAAGATTCTTGGCCATCTATGATTGTATCACTTGTATTATTAATGGCGTTTTTTAGTCACTGGGCCGGATTACACTATATATTCGGAGCATTTTTTGCCGGAATGATTACACCTAGAAAAGCAGTTAAGTGGAATGAAGGAATGGACTATCAACAGATGTTCTGGTTGATGCCTGTATTTTTTATCTGGGCTGGTCTTAAAACACAATGGACCATTAACTTAGAATTAATTTTCCTAGCGGCTATTGGCATGTATTTTATTTCTTTAATTACAAAGTTTATCGGCGTTTGGTTAGCCTATAAACAAGAGGGCATGCGAGTAGTATGTTTTAAAACCGCTATGTTACAAAACAAAGGGTTAATGGAAATAGTTTTGGTTACAATGCTGTTGACTGCCAATGTTATTAGTGTTAACATGTTTGCGGCTGTAGTTATAATGAGTCTAATTAGTACAGTCAGTGCTGTGCCGTTAGCAAGGCTATTTTTTGATAAAAAAATGGAACAATAATAAAAGGTAAAAAGTGATGTCATCAAGGGAAAAGACGCAGGATGATTTAGATTTAGAAACGTTGATCGATTTATTCGACACAGCACTAACTTCTAATAATCCTGCTATGAAAAAAGCCATTAAGAACTTGCTTCTTGTGGCTACGCTAATCGACAGTGAATTAACACCAGAACAGCGTATTCGCAGGCCGTTGCGTCAGGCATTTGAAGATATGCGTGATCTTAGTCGACGCATGAGTATAATCGAAGCGGAACAGCGTAATCAAAAAAGTTATTATATATCTCCTATGCCAGCCACTCCCTATAGTCCAGCGCCTGCAACTCCTTGGCCTAACCCTAACGTCAACACACCTTGGACTATTCCGAATCCCAGTACAGGTCCAGTTTGGACTACAGGAACTGGTTCAACATCAACTAGTTACAAAATATCTAATAATGTCAGCACTACTGCATTTGATGATCAATTCCGTGCAGAAGATCTATTAACCAAATTAGAGAATAAATGAATACAAATTTAACTGCCGCACAAAATGATTACGCTGTGTTTTTGCCAGCACTTAGCGGGTTTTATGCTACCTATGTGGGCAAGCAAAGATATCCAGATCCCGTAAAAGGATTATATGTAGATCCTGCTAGAATACCTAGTAATTTTAAAAATGGTATGGAGAGTCTTAACTGGCTCAATCCACAACAAGGTCAATTTCAATATCATTGGAGTTTATATTCTGCTGGACATGCAGATTTAGATACTGCTAAACATAGTCCAAAAGAAGATATGGTGCGTAATCGTAATCGAGCAGATAGTTGGTTATTAGGTGACAGTGGCGGTTTCCAGATCGGTAAAGGCGTCTGGGAAGGCGATTGGAAGAATCCTAACTGCCCTAAAGCAATGAAAAAGCGCCAGCAAGTTCTTGCTTGGATGGATGCGTATATGGACTATGGAATGATCTTAGATATTCCTGCTTGGGTGTGCCGCAGTCCTAGAGGTAGGGAAGCCACAGGGATTAACAGTTACATGGAGGCTGTACAGGGCACTTATATTAACAACGATTATTTTATTAACAATCGAAATGGTAATTGTAAATTTCTAAATGTTTTACAAGGTGAAAATCACGCAGAAGCAGACGACTGGTATGATCGTATGAAAAAGTATTGTGATCCTAAACAATACCCAGGACGTCATTTTAATGGCTGGGCTATGGGCGGTCAAAATATGTGTGATGTTCATTTAGTGTTAAGAAGATTAGTAGCATTACGTTTTGACGGTTTGTTAGAACCTGGTGTACATGATTGGATGCACTTCTTAGGAACTAGTAAATTAGAGTGGGCTACTCTATTGACTGATATTCAACGTGCTGTAAGAAAATATCACAATCCAAACTTTACTATTAGTTTTGACTGTGCTAGTCCGTTCTTAGCAACTGCTAATGGACAAATATATATTCAAACAGAAATTGAAGATAGAACCAAGTGGGTTTATAGAATGGTTCCTAGTATTGACGATAAAAAGTATCATCAAGATCATAGACCATTCGGAGCCGCTGGTGTGCAAGATGGTCGTTTTAAAGGTTTCGAAGATAGCCCAATAAGTGCCGAACTTAAAGTATCAGATGTCTGTATATACGGACCAAACGATATGAATAAGATTGGTAAAATTGGAAAAACTTCTTGGGATAGTTTTAGTTATGCTATTCAAATGGGCCATAACGTGTGGATGCATATCAACGCCGTACAAGAAGCCAATCGACAATACGATGCCGGTATTGTTCCTGCCATGCTAGTACAAGAAAAATTTGATCGCTTATACTTTAAAGACATTGTAGAAGCAATTTTTGCAGCCAGTGATAGGAGTACTGCTGATGCAATAGTTGAAGAATACAGTAAATTTTGGATGAGTATTATTGGCACTCGAGGTGCTACTGGTAAAAAGACTGTTAACGCTTCGACTAAATTTGCCGAATTATTTGACGAAGAAGAGTCAGAGACTGTACAATCAGAGCACGGTGAAGAATTTACTGAAGACGAAGAATCCAAACTTAATCAACTTGAAAACGATATAGACAACAATGAAGCGTGATTATGATACAGGCGTAGCCGAAAATGTTGAGTTTTTTGTTGGCGTTGAGATTGAACGTACTCCTGCATACGGAATGAAAACTTTGTTTGTAGTAGGCGCTCACGACCCTGATAAAATTATTAATTTAGCTCGCAATAATAACTGTAAACATATATACTTTGGTGCTAATCAAAGTTTCCATACCAAAGGCGTAAACGACACAGAAGGTTGGCGTCCTTGGGAAATAATGATTAAAGCCTGTTTAGATAAAGATTTATGGTGTACTTTAGATTTTGATGTAAAAGAAACAGAAGGACTGTTAGAAAGTATGCTAGTTGAATATCGTAGATTTATTCCGCAGATTAGTGTAAAATTGCCTTACATTAATCAACTAGGCTATAATGCTACATTAAAAATTGACGATAAAGATTTTAACGCTACTAATCCCGGAGTATGGTGTCATAATCTACAAAACTTGTTAAAAAGAGATTGTTTTACAGACTGGGATCAATATGGTAAGGACGAGATTATTAAATGAAAATTAAACATGACATTAGACCTAACAAACTGATCTGGGTAACTTTCCGTAAGGAGGGCATCCACAAGTATCCTGCGGCATTAACAGATCCGGCACTAGCAACAGGAGACGAATATGACGTATCGTTTTTGGGTTATCCCCATCGCCACATTTTTCATTTCAGGGTGTGGATCAGTGTGCAACACAAT